GTCTTAAGAATGCTGGCATGGAAATGTCACCAGAAAATATTTACTCACCAAAAGGTCAAGAGATTCGTCGTAGAGCAAAAGCCATTACAAAGTCCATGATGCAAAACTATATTAACGGTCGTTTAGGTCTTGTTGTTGATGGTACTGGTAAGGATTATGCCAAGATTGAAAAGCAGGCTAAAATGCTTCGTGAACTTGGTTATGAAGTAGCCATGATCTTTGTAAATACCGATCTTGATACTGCTCTAGAACGTAACCGTATGAGATCACGTACATTGCCCGAAGAACAAGTTGAAGCAATGTGGAAAGATGTACAGAAAAATCTAGGCAAGTTCCAAAACTTCTTTAGACAAAAAATGTTTATTGTTGACAATTCTACCGGTGCTAATTATGAAGGTGCTGTAATATCAACATATAAGAAAATTAGCACTTGGTCTAAAACGAAACCAGCTTCTCGATCCGCTAAAAAGTGGATGGATATGAATCGGTAACATACGTAAAAGTTGAGAGGATAGTAAAATTTTCGGCGGTCATTTTTATCACCAGAGAGTAAGAAAAGCAGTCGCAGCCTTCGGCTCACTGTTTAATCAATTGTATGTGCTCCGTAAGGATGCATCAGGAAACGTAATCAGTCAGGTTCGTGTTCCACTTTCTTATGCACCAAAAGATAAGTATCTTGAAAGAATTCGTACTCAAGGCGATCTTGAAAACGATCAAACAATTGCTCTCAAACTTCCACGGCTTTCATTTGAAATGACAAGTATTCAATATGATGGCACTCGGCAAGTAGCAAAAACAAATAAGTTTTCTCGTGTTGACACTAATACAAATAAAAAAGTATTTTATGCTGGTGTTCCATATAACATCTATTTTACTCTTTCAATCTATGCAAAAACTCAGGATGATGCTCTTCAGATTTATGAACAAATTATACCGTATTTTAATCCTCAGTATAGTTTGACAATGAAGCCTTTTACAGATTATCCGGACATTCAAGAAGATATCCCTTTAACTATACTTGCATCCACCTTCACAGATGACTTCGAGGGACCTGTGGAGTCAAGAAGAACAATCATTTATAGTTTGGACTTTGAAATGAAAGCGATGTTCTACGGGCCCATCGGTGACTCGAGCATCATCCGTGAAATTCAAACTAATTACTATATTTGGGACGGTGTTCAAAATATTGGCACTGATAGTGATGGTTTAACAACAACTATTACTATTACACCAGATCCATTGAATGTAAGTCCAGATTCAGATTATGGATTTACTACAACATGGACTGATTACATAGGATGAAACAATGCATGATTCTGATAAACAAGTAAATGATGATTTTGAATATTCTCGTAAAGTTTATCTCGATCTCATAGAAACAGGACAAGAAGCTCTTCAAAGAATGCTCGATGTTGCAGATGAGACTGCTCATCCAAGATCATATGAAGTCCTTGGTGGTTTAATTAAAAACATTAGTGACGTTAATGATCGACTCATGGCTGGTCATAAAAAGAAAAAAGAAATACTAAAAAAAGACGAAATGAAACAGCTTCCAAATACAACAAATAATTTGTTTGTGGGTTCAACCACTGATCTTCAAAGAATGTTACAAAATACACAAAGTGAAAGTGAGAATATAATTGACATTAGTACTTACAAGAAAGATGAATGACTCAACTTACTTAGGTAATGTTAACGTCAAGCGTGATGGAGTTATTCATAATTTTACTCAGGAAGAGATTCAAGAATACGTAAAGTGTTCTCGAGACCCTGCTTATTTTGCTAAGCGCTATTGTAAAATTATTTCTCTTGATAAGGGTCTTGTTAATTTTGAACTATATCCATATCAAGAAAAAATGTTCAAGCATTTTAATGAGCATCGATTTAATATTGTTCTTGCTTGTCGTCAGTCTGGTAAATCAATTAGTTCAGTTGCATATCTTCTTTGGTTTGCTGTCTTTCATTCAGAAAAAACAATTGCAGTTCTAGCAAATAAGGGCGCAACTGCTCGTGAAATGCTAGCACGAGTAACTCTTATGTTAGAACATTTACCATTCTTTATTCAACCAGGTTGTAAGACACTCAATAAAGGTTCAATTGAGTTTAGTAATAATTCACGAATTGTCGCAGCAGCAACTTCTGGATCGTCTATTCGTGGTATGTCTGTTAACTTACTCTATTTAGATGAGTTTGCGTTTGTTGAAAGAGCAACAGAGTTTTATACATCAACGTATCCTGTGATCTCATCTGGCAAAGATACCAAGGTTATTATTACATCCACAGCAAATGGCCTTGGTAATATCTATGAAAAGCTTTGGACTGGAGCGGTTCAAGGGACGAATCAGTTCAATCCATTTAGAGTTGATTGGTGGGATGTCCCTGGACGTGATAAAAAATGGAAAGAAGAAACAATTGCGAATACATCACAATTACAATTTGATCAAGAATTTGGTAATTGCCTAAAAAATAATTCAGAAATTACTATTTGTATAAATAACTCTATAGCGAAAATTACTATAGGTGATTTATATGAGTGTATTCAAAGAGGATCAACATGTGGTTTATCTATTGACGAGGAAATCAGACTCTCTGCAATACGTTGGTATAACGATAGAGAGACGTATGAAGCAGAGAATGGGTGATCATAAAAGATCTAAACGTTTTCGTGATGATGATTTTACTGTAGAAATATTAGAAAAAAATTCTGATAGAAAGTACATTAATGAACGTGAAGAATATTGGATTCAAAAACTAGATACATTTAAAAATGGTTTAAACGAATCTTGGTCCGGAAAAGGTTATGGTCATAACTCTCCCAATTTTACAACTGAAGGATATATTTACTCAGAAGAATCACGTAAAAAAATGAGCGAATCTGCTAAAAAAAGAGGTGGTGGTTCAGAACAAATGAGACAACTGGCTTTAAATCAATGGAAAGATCCAAAAATAAGACAACATCATTCAGAAATAAGAAAAGGTAAAAGATTACGTAAACCAAAAATTTCTGATGAGATAGTTAATGAAATTAGATTATTTTATGAATCAATAAAAGATCAGCTTGAAGAAGAATGCAAAATTATAAACAAAGAAAGACATGAAAAGAATCCAAGTTGGAGAAAAACAAATCCAGCACAATTATTCGGAAACAAATATTCAGAAAAATACTCTGCATCTAATACTTTATTGAGAGATATTGTCTTATGGAAAACAAGAACAAAAGTTCTGCCTTCAATATAGAAATTTTAACACCATCTGGTTTTCAACCATTTGATGGAGTAAAAAGATATTGGCATGACAAATATTTAAAGTTTGTTTTCGAAGACAATAGTATTGTAGAATGTGCATATGATCATAAATTTATTAAAGATCATAATGTAGTTTATGCAAGATTTTTAAATATTGGTGATAATATTGGAAAATGTATAAAAGAAATAATTCATGTTAATTCTGGAGATTATTTTTATGATCCAATAAACGTTGGTAATGGTAAAATATACAATCATAATAATGGTTTAATTTCACACAACACGTTTTTTGGCACAGGTGATACACTAATTAATGCTGAAACGCTCATGAAGTTAAAGGCTGTTGAACCAAAAGAAAGAAGGCCCGATGGTGTGCTCATATATGAACAACCCATTAAGGGACATGAGTATATTATGCTGGTTGATGTTGCGAAAGGAAGAGGACAGGATTATTCTACTTTTACTACCATCGATGTAACATGTAGACCCTTTAAACAGGTCGCAGTTTATCGAAACAATCTTATCTCTCCGATCCTCTTCCCTGATATTATATATAAGTATGCGAATTCTTATTACCAAGCACTCGTAATAGTCGAATCAAATGACGCTGGACAGGTTGTCTGCAATGGTCTTTATCATGATCTTGAATATGAAAACATGTTTGTTGAAAGTGCAATTAAGGCAAACGCACTTGGCGTGACAATGACACGTAAAACAAAACGTATCGGTTGTTCAGGTTTTAAAGATTTACTTGAAACCGGAAAATTAGACATTGTTGATCGTGATACGATTATAGAAATTAGTACATTCGTAGCAAAAGGACAATCATACGAAGCAAGTGATGGGAATCATGATGATCTTGTTATGAATCTTGTCTTGTTCGGCCATTTTGTAACAACAAATCAGTTTATAGAACTCACTGATATTAATATTAAGCAAATGTTATTCGAGCAAAACATGAAAGAAATTGAAGCTGATATTTTGCCGTTTGGTTTTATTGATGATGGATCTGATTTTATTGAAGAAAAAGAAGCACAAGATCATATCTGGTCATTAGATGTTGATGATATGACGTATATTCCCTAAAATTACAAAGTTATAAATATTGATAAGTGAAATTCGTATTATGAGAAAAACTTATCATCTTACTCTTTAAGGAGACGTGTCATATGGCTAATTTAGGTCCTATTCCATCAAGATCTCCTGCGGTAAACTTTAGAGAAGTCGACCTGACTGGTGTTATACAACAAACACCGGCAGCTACTGGAGCTATCGTAGGGAATTTTACTTGGGGTCCTGTTGGCGTTCCAACCCTCGTTGATAACGAGGATGAACTTGTTCGCCAATTCGGAACTCCAACGACCTCCACTTCCATTGACTACCATAATGCAGCATATTTCTTAAGATATTCTACAGATTTGGCAGTTATTCGTGAAGTTGACGGAGATTCAGCAAGTGCTACAACAGCAAACAATGCTTTTGCTATTACTAGTCCTTCAACATCAGATCTTCTGATCAAAGATAAATTAAATTTCGACAATGTTGTCGATACACTTGATAATTTCTCGGGTGATTCGGCCAGTGATCCAGCTTTGGTTCGCGGTCATTCAATTATTGCACGTTATCCAGGCACACTGGGTAATAGCATTGAAGTTCAAATTTGTCCCGGCGATTCAGACGGAGATGCAGTCTTTAATGCTTGGGACTATAAGAGCTCATTTCCTTCTGCACCAGGTACATCGAGTTTTGCAAGCGCGCGTGATGGTTCTTTTGACGAACTTCATGTTGTTGTGATTGATAAGAATGGTGCGTTAACAGGTACAAAGGGTACCGTACTTGAAACTTTCCCATATGTTTCTGCTGCATCAAATGCAAGAACACTTGACGGGGATGCCAATTATGTGAAAACTGTTATCAACGAAAATTCAAACTACATTTACTGGGCTTCTGCTGGTTCTTCATTAGCATTTGATTCAGATGAATGGGGTCTTGCAACATATGTTGGAACAGACGCAGTTGTTGGAACAACTAAAAACTTTACATCTGGACTTTCAACTAAAACCTTTACACTTGCTTCTGGTGCAAATTCTGGAACGCTCGGCACGGCTGATTTTATCCGAGGCTTTGACGAAGTTGACGACCCAGAAAAAATTACAGTTGATCTACTAATTGCACCGGGTATGTCATCTCAAAACGATCAGGTTACTGTAACTAATGATCTTGTCTCTGTTGCAAGAACAGACAGAAAAGATGCAGTCGCTGTTACTTCTACACATAGAAGTGGTATTGTTGGTGTTACGAATAATGCAACAATTACGAATAATATTGTTAATTGTGCTAATCTATTTACAAACTCATCGTATCTTGTTACAGTTGGTAACTATCTGAAAGTCTATGATAGATTCAATGATCAGTACATTACAATCCCGGCAGCTTCTTCTGTTGCTGGTATTATGGCTGCTACTGGAAGAGATCCTGGACCTTGGTATTCACCCGCGGGTTCAAGACGCGGTCAGATTCTAGGTATTAGTTCACTCGCTTATAACCCAAATAAATCGCAAAGAGATGATCTCTATGATGCTGATGTCAATCCAATCGTGAATCTTATACAGCAAGGTACACTTTTGTATGGCGACAAAACAATGTTGGGTAGACCGAGTGCATTTGATCGCATCAATGTTCGTAGATTGTTTAATACAATTGAACGTGATATTTCAAACTTTGCAAAAGATATTCTCTTCGAATTCAATGATGAGTTCACAAGGGCTCAATTCGTTGGTATTGTTGAACCATATCTGAGAGCTATCCAAGCTGCTAGAGGTATTACAGACTTCCGCGTTATCTGTGACGAAACAAACAATCCAGCTTCTGTTGTAGATGCTAATCAGTTTGTTGCGACTATGTTAATCAAGCCTGCTCGTTCAATCAACTTCATCACCCTTAATTTCGTCGCTGTTCGCACTGGTGCGAGCTTTGAAGAAATTAGCGGTGGCATTTAATATAGGAGATAACGAAAATGGTTTTAAACGTAGATCAGTTTAGAAGTCAACTTACGGGTGGCGGGGCAAGAGCTAACCTCTTTGAAGTTAAACTTCGGTCTCCAGATGGAATTGATTTGGATGTAGAAACAACTTCATTTCTTGTCAAAACAGCTGAAATTCCTGGTTCAACAATTACTCCTATTATCATCCCATTTCGTGGAAGACAAGTAAAAATTTCTGGTGACAGAACATTTGATCCTTGGACAGTAACTGTATTGAACGATTCAAAATTCAGAATTCGCAGATCCATGGAAGAATGGATGAATTATATGAATAATCATCAGGATAATGCTGGTAATTCAGATCCTATTTCTTACTCCGCTGACTTGGAAGTTAGACAGCTCAGAAGAGAAGGTGAAGGCACTGGCGCCGGGGGTGGTTCAGGAGGTACTGCTATAGATGAAAATGGCAAACCGCTTCTCTATAAATTTAGAGGTGCATGGCCTTCAGATCTAGGTCCAATTTCAGTATCATTCGATAATGAAAACCAGATTGAAGAGTATCAGATCACATTCCAGTACCAGTACTGGACTTCTGGCACAACTGACGGCGACACCGATTGACGTCAACCTCAAACACCACAAGAGTTAAAAACTCTTATAAATAAAGGTAAGGGCAGAAATGCCCTTACCAACTCCATAAGAATATCAAAGGAATTTTGAATGGCGGAACAGGTTTATCGTCTCTTAGGTTTTGAAATTAAAAGAGCGAAGAAAAAAGAAGAAGATAAGTCTCAGTCGATTGTTCCACCAACCGACGAGGATGGTGCGGGATATGTAACTGCGACTGGTGCCGGACATTATGGTCAATATGTAGATATTGACGGTGACAAAGCAAAAGATAATCACCAGCTTATTATGAAATACCGTTCAGCTTCTATGAATCCAGAAGTTGATATGGCGATTGAAGAAATTACCAATGAGTCTATGTCTCTTGGTGAAAGAGAATCCATTGTTGACTTGATTACTGATAAGGTAGAAACATCAGACAAAATCAAGAAACTAATGAAAGAAGAATTCGATAATATCGTTTCATTATTGAACTTTAACGATAATGGCCCAGATATATTTAAAAGATGGTACATTGATGGTAGATTAGTACATCACATCATTGTTGATGAAAACAATCCAAAAGCAGGAATTCAAGAATTAAGATTTATGGATGCTGCTCTTGTTAGAAAAGTACGTGAAGTCAAATATAAAAAAGACCAAGCGACAGGTGTGAAACTTGTTGATAAAGTCAGTGAATATTTTATGTACCAAGAGAAACCGGGAAATCAACAATCAGCAGTTCGTCTGACACCTGATTCAGTTTCATACGTGACATCGGGTCTACTCGATGAATCACGTAAAAAGGTTGTATCATATCTTCATAAAGCATTAAAACCAATTAATCAATTACGTATGATGGAAGACTCGCTTGTCATTTATAGACTTGCTCGAGCACCAGAGCGCAGAATCTTTTATGTTGATATTGGTAACTTACCAAAAGGTAAAGCCGAAGAATACATGAAAAGTATTATGACTAAGTATCGTAACAAACTTGTTTATGATACGAATACAGGTGACATTAAAGACGACCGCAAGCATATGTCAATGCTTGAAGATTTTTGGTTACCACGAAAAGAAGGCGGTAGAGGTACAGAAATCACTACACTTCCTGGCGGTGAGAATCTTGGTCAAATTGATGATATTGTTTACTTCCAAAAAAGACTCTATCGTGCACTCAATGTGCCCGTAAATAGACTTGAACAGGAAGCTCAATTTTCGCTCGGTCGTTCAACAGAAATTAGCAGAGATGAAGTTAAATTCCAAAAGTTTATTGATAAGCTTCGTAAGAAATTTTCAAAACTATTCCTACAACTTTTGAAAAAGCAATTACTCTTAAAGGGTGTAATTACTGAGGAAGATTGGAACAATTGGAAAAATAATATCACCGTGGATTACATTACAGACAGTCATTTTTCTGAACTAAAAGAAAATGAAGTCATTCGTGAAAAAGTCCAGACGCTTGATATGATATCACAATATGTTGGCGATTATT